GCCAATCCACTTTGGGTTCTCGAAGTTAATAAAGTGATATTCTGGGTCTACTGCGTTCTGACGCACCAAAGTCTCCCACGTCGGAAATCCATTAAGGATAGCCTCAATAGGCATACCCATCTTATTATACGTCTCAACATCATCTTTCCCTGCTTGGAGGATCGCTAACTTCAGTGCCTCTTGCGTGTCAATCCCGCTCTCCTCTATACAGGCCTCGTACAAGCACTGTAGCCTATCATAAGCGTCCCGATTCGAAGCGTATGTCCCGTACACATGCCCCAACACTGACAATAGAACATCGACTATACCCCTGGGCCTCGTCGCGTCCCGCCCTATTATGGCTCTCACCAAGTACTCAGGCGTTTCACGGAATGGAAGAAATAGAGGCTGCCCTTCTAGATCACGATAAGGGTTTAAAACAAACTGGTGCCTGAGAAAAGTGGCTCCCCTCGTAACTAGAAACCCCCCCTCAACAACAGAGCAAAATGGGACACCGTCTAACATGCCACGGATTTCCACGTCAAAGTACTGCTTCATGAAAGCTACGAAAGCGGTACCTGATAGGGCTGCTGCCACGTCGGCCTGACCCGTCTTATTGTACAAATGGTCATCCCCATAAACTACTATCGAAATAAGGCGATTCATGTAAGCTGCACTTATAGCTCTCGCAACGTCAGGACTGGCATTCTTCATCTGTAAGGCCATGAAAAGAAAGAACCACATTGCCATGACCCATGAGTCCATATGTGACGTATTTTGACAACCTGATGGCACTCCGCCTCTCTGCTGTGCCCACAGTGGTCCTAACAAGTGGGTTATACGACAAAGCAAATTACGAATAAGGAACTTCGTAATTTCAACACGGGCCTCGTAATCGTCCGACGTTGGGTCATCGTAGATTAAACCCATTGAAAAGTACATGTCTATCATATTTCCCAACACACGCTGATCGAAATTAGTGACATCTCCTTCGACGAGCACAGGCATAAACGCTCCCATAATATCTTTAATACCCAACATGTAAGCTAAGGCGTCTGCTCCTCCTCGTTTCCATGCACCCCCGATTCGAATGACATTACCTCTCTCTATTTTCATTCTTTGCCCAACTAACATCTCCATCGCTGCAAAAAGAGAGGACGGGTTAACAAAGGTACGACATTTTTGAAGGTTGTCCTCCCATTGCTGAGGTGAAAATTTTTTCCCTGGGTGGAAGCCATTCTCAGATTTAAACTTCGTCTCCCAGTAAATTGCCGGGTCATTGCTTGGATCACGCAAGAACTCCATAACACCGTCCATGTCTGGCAAATGATTCTCGTACTTCATCGAGTTAGGTGATACTTTCAAGTTAACCTCTGCTGTCAATTTTACTGTTTGTTCTCTTCCGGGATTGCGTCCCGAAGCTCCACCAAGGTACCTACTGTCCAACGCATCCACGTCCAAATCTAGGTTATACTTACCCCATTGATCACGCGTACCTATGGTAGTGTAGAACATCTCCTGAGCACCGGGAATTAACGGCTCTAATTCCTGCGCTTGTGGAGATTTTTTCTTATCAGCGTCCCACCCTGTTGGCTGGTGTGTATTAGAGGCATTCTTGAGGATAGTTGTAGAAGCTTTTATCGGGTACAAATTTTCTGTACGAGCTGTGTAATGGGGGTATCCATGTGTCTTACCGTATGCAATCTGCCACATCGACACCCCGAAAGAACGCGCGACAATATCAATCAGCTTTGGAGCCTCTCTGAGACGTTCTTTTTCTTCGTCCCAATCGTTAAAAGAGTCCAGTTCTTGCTTAAACATAGCATCGAATATCGAAGGCGAAATTACTTGTCCGAATTTTCGCGCAATAAACTTACGATCCGCTCGACGCACGGCCCTCTCGATAGCTGGGTCTGGTACAGCTTGTATGCCTGAGACCTCAAATGTTAAATGGTGGATAGGAGGATCTATGAGAGTCACATTCGAATCACTCAACCCTGCTACTATATGTGGTACAGAAGATGATTCTTTTACAGACTCAATTTTCCCATTTCTAAATTTGTATTGTGACATTAAATTGGCACCCCATTTTTTGACTTCTTGTGCGAAATTCTTCATAGGTATGCTGTAAGTGTACAAGGCCATCTCTGGACAAATGCCTTCCACCAGACTGTGGCAAGTGCAGTTGTCATGCACGCTCCCGCACAAAGCATTGATATTATTAGTTACTTTCAAGTACTTACCAGCTATTATTCCATGTTTCCTAGTATCTTTGAGTATTTCTCGAAGTATTAGCGTCTCCTCACGAATAGGTAATGTTCTCATGAATCGTTGCAGAGTGATCAACAAACTGTTTGGGGTTTTGAATCCCTTGTAATAGTCCACCGGTTTCTTGATTGATATCTCACTCTACTGACCTATCGCAAGTCAGTTGTTA